GAGCCGCTCTCCCATATCCAACAGTTTGAACTCTGCGAACAAATCCATCAGACCGTTGCTGGCAGGCGTTCCCGTAAGCCCGACTATGCGTTTCAGCTTTGGTCGGACTTTCATGAAAGCCCTGAACCGTTTTGACTGATGATTTTTGAATGAACTCAACTCGTCAATGACCGCCATATCGAAATCAAATATCAGACCGCTTTCCTCGACAAGCCACTGCACATTCTCTCGGTTGATGATGTAGATATCCGCGGGAGTGCGGAGTGCTTTCAACCGTTCTTGCTCCGTGCCAACGACTACGCTGTACCGCAGATTCTTCAAATGCTCCCACTTTTCAATTTCAGTGCCCCAAGTATCACGAGCCACACGAAGTGGTGCTACCACCAAGACTTTATGTATTTCAAAACTGTCAAAAAGCAGGTCGTTTATTGCTGTCAGAGTAATGCTCGTTTTGCCTAAGCCCATATCCAACAGAAGCGCTGCAACGGGTTGGGTGATTATGAATTCGGCGGCATACCGCTGATAATCATGGGGATTGTATTTCATCAAGTATCGCTCCTATCTGCTCTATGCTGTCAATGACATACACATGAAAGCCGAGTTTCATCAATGCTTTGTGCCTTGCGATTTGCAGGGGACGTGGCTTTTTGCCGGGAGCTTTCAGTTCGGCGAATGCGATTTTACCACCCGGATTATCAGCCTGTCCGGCATTCCATCAAAAATTGGTGACACGAATTTCAGACACATACCGCCGATTTTTCTGACCGCCTGCACTAGCTTCTGTTCTATCTGTTTCTCACGCATTTTACGCTCCTTTTTCTTCAATGGTGTTGGTCGTAGGCACTCGTTTCATAAAACTCTCTATAAGGCATTTTTTGTCATAAAACAGCCCTAAAGGGGGTTTTATACTAAGACTATCTACGACCACCACCCTTTAAGTATCAATTCTCCATAAAATCAGTTTTTAAGCGGATTCCATGGATTACAACACCCGTTTTTAACTTGTGCCTGTTGAAGCCGGCAGAATCTAATCCTGTGTAAAAATCCGTGGTGCTTCTCGTGTATTCTCCGTTTCTCGCACAGTAGGCACGATATTCTTGATAGAATTCGCCCGACTTCTGCGTATATGATGGGTCAACCTCGCAGCAGTCCTCAATGAACATTGAGAGCCAGTCGTTATTTTCACGATAATGCTCGATAGCGTCACGAACACATTGCGGAACAGTCAGCTTGAAATTACATTCAATAACCTTTTTCGCTCCCTCGATTATCCACGACAGCGCAGCGCCGCCCGCTTTTTCAGCAAGGTAGTCCGCATAATTTTTGATGTCCGCCTTGCCCTCGATTTTTGCGTTGAATGGTATGACGATAAGCCTGCGCCAAGTACCCTCGTCATTAGCGCCGACTCTCGGAAGATGGTTCGTGTACAGTACAAGCGTATGCGTTGGTGTGTATCTGAACGGGTCGCGATACTTCTTTTCTGCTGAAACCTCATCGGTCGAACACAGCTGCTTTACCACCGAGGTATTCAGCCGCATTCCCTCCTCAAGTTCCGCAGCGATAACAAGCCGCTTTCCTTTAAGTTCAGCCATCTCGGGCTTGACATTTCGCTTACAGCCAACCGTGAGGGCGTCGGCGGATATACTGCCGCTGTACGAACCAAGGACCCTCGCAATAGTGTTCCAAAACGTACTCTTACCGTTGCGACCCTCGCCGTATGAGATTATAAGAGCCTCCATATACACTTTTCCAATCGCCGCAAGACCGACTATCTGCTGAACGTATTCGATAAGCTCCGAATCTCCGCAGAAAAAGCTGCTCACTGCTTCAAGCCAGATATCCATATTCTCATCATCGGGAGAAACGGCGGTCACTTTGGTTATGAGGTCGTCTGCGGAATGCTCCGAACTTGTCCCTGTCCGCAAATCGTATGTAGCTGCTGGGGTATTCAGCAGAAATTCCTGCGAATCGAACTCTTTTATATCCCGCAGTAGCATGGGTTTCGCCGCCTGCAATGCAGAGGTGATATATTTCATGTCCCTGCGCTTCATAACAAACGATTTGTACACAAGCGCTGTCATGTACTCCGCAAAGGCTGCCGAGCTTTTCTCGTCTATTGCCTTTTCCAGGGCTTTACCACCTGTGAATACGGTTTCCTTGTCAATTCCGCAATTCATGAGCGCCTGCTGCGCCTTTTTCAGCGCTGTTTCGGCTTCTTCAAGCTGTCTGTCGAGAAAATCCTCGCAGGCTCCGACCGCAAGCTGTCTGGATTCAGACCAGCGAACACCGTCATAACGCATATAGTCCGTAGCGTCCGTGTAGACAAGCTCGCCGCCGTATTCCCTGGCGAGGACTTTAGCCTGTCCGATGTCAGAATAGTCTTCGGGTTTCAGATTAAATCCCGAATTATACTGCTCGGGAGGAATATAGCTGTCCTGCTTTGCGACCTTTCTGCCGAACTTAACGGCGCTGTTCCAAATTGTCTGAAGTTCCGAATCGTCAAGCGGAGGGTCGCACTTTTCAGCCTGTTTCAGATACTGCCGATATGCTTCGTCGGTATTTCCGAGCCGCTTTATAATGCGCCCCGCATAATGCGACATAGTGCTGTTGCGGCTGCCCTCGGGTACGGAACTGCTTTCATTGTCCCATTGCTCAAAATTCGCATTTTCAAGGAAATCAACAATAGACAAATTGCCGTTAAATACCTCTACCTGCGGATTTCGAACGCCGAAAAGCAGTCTTGCGCTGTCGAGCGCGTTGTTGTCGAAATACGGGAATTCAGCCGCAATCCGCTTTTTCAGGGAGGTGTATTCCGAGCTGTTCGTTATCGGAGAGATGGGGAAATAGACGTGAAACCGCGGGCGGGCTGTTTTGCCACTCTTCGGCAGCATATGATTGCGACTGTACACGACCACGAACTCCACTCCCGGGAAAGCCATAGCCACCTCAAGCGGCGCTACCCAGTCGTTCTGGTTGTCGGAGTGGTCGTTGTCGCAGTCCATCGGGATATTATCTGAAGAAAGGAAATCGGCGCTGCTGCGGTGGTTATTTGTGTACTCGGCTGCAACGTGATCAAATGCCACAGCCGATTTTATGAAATCTTCGCCTGTTATGACACACTTGTGGGGATATATGCTGTTAGACAGACTGCCTACGCAGTCCGCCGTGTATAAAGTGAATTTCATTGTTATCCTCCATTCTTGAAATTCTGACAGCTGATAGAGCCGTCAATAATACATGGAAACTTACTAAGCAAATGGTCCGCATTTGTTCAGTCCTTTTTATAGAAGCTGCACTCATACCCATCAGCACGGAGCGGAAGCCCCTTTGCCCACAGCGGAGTTCTACCCATCATCTCACAGATTTCAGATACATTCGTATCTATCGGGCACTCGATAATAAGTTCATCATGGACATGACCGCAGATACGATAATTCCGCAACGTTCGCATAGCATAGCAGAGAATATCACGGCTGACCGCTTGAACGATGTTCTCCACAAACTTAGGACCGTAGCTTTCAATACGCTCCCACTTCTTCGTTGCGCCAACTCCCTCATAAGTGACGGACTCGCCACCGAACTTATTCTCGCCGATACGGGGCTTGACGTAGGAAAGCCGTCTGCCGCTCGGCAGCGTGATGAACAGCATTCCGCTCTGATGTTCAAACTGAATGCCATGTGTGTCTGTGCGAAGTCTTTGTCGTATTATATCCTTCACGCAGCGGTCGACTTCCCACCAGAAACGGACGATATTCGGGTTGGAACTGCGCCACATATCCACAAGCGGCTGAAGTTCGTCCTCCGTCAAACCCATTTCCAATGCGCCCATAGCTTTCAGAGCGCCGACCGAACCACCGTACCCTAGCGCCAGTTCTGCGATTTTGCCTTTCTGCCGAAGATGTCCGTTGACACCGTGCTTTTCGACAGGTACACGGAACATCTGACTTGCAGAAGCACAATAGATATCTCCGCCGGACTTGAACACGTCAAGCTTCCATTTCTCGCCAGCAAACCAGGACAGCACTCTTGCCTCTATTGCTGAAAAATCTGAAACCACGAATTTCATTCCCAATTTCGGAACAAACGCCGTGCGAATAAGCTGCGAAAGCGTGTCTGGAATATCATCGTACAGCAGTTCCATGGCTTCATAGTTGCCGCTTTTCACAAGCTCACGAGCCTGTTCAAGGTCGGGAATATGGTTCTGCGGGAGGTTCTGTAACTGTATCAGCCGACCCGCCCATCTGCCGGAACGGTTTGCTCCGTAGAACTGGAACATTCCGTGCGCTCGGCCGTCCGAGCAGACAGCATTCTTCATAGCCTGATATTTCTTCACCGAGGATTTCGCAAGCTGCTGGCGGAGTTCCAGAACCTCTGCAAGCTGCGGCGGTGCGGTTTTCAGCAATTTGGAAACGGCTTTCTTACCGAGAGTGTCTGTTTCAAGTCCGTTCTCAGAAAGCCATTGTTTCATCTGTTGAACGGAATTAGGGTTTTCAAGAGAAGTTAGTTCCTGCATTTTTGACGAGAGCAGCGCCTTTGACCGCTCGTCAAACCGTATTGCATTCTCAACAACAGCCATATCCAGAGCAATCCCACGGTCGTTTATCTGCTGGTCAAGGCAGTATTCCTCCCACACAAATTCCGGCACGGAGAATTTGCGTAGCCTGTCCTGTATCGACATTTCGACCTCGACATCACGCTTGTTGTACGCTTTGAAAAGCGTCCATTTCTCCGGAGCGTGTTCGGGAAGATTTCTTGTTCTGCCGCCGTTCGCTTTGGTAGCGGCGCAAGGAACACAGAAATATTTGATGAGGTCTTTGCCCTCTTTCAGCTTCTGTTCCGATAAGCCCAGAACTGCACCTGCGCCAGCAAGCGACAACGGAAGCCCCATGTACGCTGACCATATCATTGAACATCTCCACGAAGTCGAGTCGAGATACTCTCCGGACGTCAAACCGAGATATTTTGACAGACATACTCTTTCAAATGTCGCGTTGAACGCCCATTTAATAACGCTGTCATCAGTCAGAGCAGCGAGGATTTCTGTGGGAATTTTCTCGCCCTGCGCAAGGTCGTACACCACAACATCGCCGCCGTTCACTGAAACTCCGAAAAGGAGTATCTCAAATGCGAGTGACTCAACATATCTGTACACACCGCATTTTGCGAGGTCAATATCACTGAATGTTTCCAAGTCGATACTTAAAGTCTTTATCTTTTCCATAGTTCACCTCAAAAAGGGCGGTAAAGCTAATCTACCGCCCAAATGATTATCAGATACACAAAAGTCTGAATGTTTCCTTGCCCTTGGGAGTTATCATCGTCTGAGTATCTGTGTATCTGGTCTTGTCGTTGACGAACTCCTTCATTTCAAACAAACCGCTGTCAACATATGTAGCATACGGCCTTAGCTTTCCTTTCTTGGTGCGAAAAAGATAACCCTTGTCAAGCAGAAAACGCACGAAATCATTCTGCCTTACACCGAGTTCCTTTGCCGTGTCACGAATACCGGTGAGCAGATTTCTGTCGACGAGCATATCGAAATATTCCGCTTTTGGCTGCATGATCTGATTAGAAACGGTAAGCTGTGCATTTTTCGCCTTTTCTGTTTTCAGTATGGTAGCCAGTTCAATGAGAAAATCCGGAGAAGCAAGCGCCTGTTCCAGAACATCTTCCGTCATGTATGCGCCGTTCTTGCGAATAGATGGCAGGACCTCATCAAACACCCAGCTCTCGAAGCGTTCCGCTCCGGGTAGCTTGCTATGAGCGATAAGGCGGTAAACATCGCCTTCAGAAATAAAGCCGAGAGTCTGAACACCGCCGTTCGTAGGGGTGTCGCATTTCACGACACCCTTGCAGTGCCTTGAAAGAGCGTCACGCGTGTTAGAGTATCCGAGCGCCTTTGCAATATCAGCGCCGCAAAACAGCACCTCGCCGTTCTCCTGAATAGTGCGAATTTCTCCGAATTCTTCGTTGTTAAAAGTTGAAATTTCCATATAAACCTCCGAAATTGACCTACCCGCCCACCCGGCAGTATCAGACTGCCAAAATTACTTGTGATTAGCCTTGCGGCGCTGCCTGATTGCCGCTGCCAGCGAACCGATAACGGTGATGAGATTGCCGATGACCGTACCTACCGAAATGCCAAAACAAGCGGCAAGCATTATGCTTTCAAACTCCGTCATATTACACCTCAAGAAAGAAAATCATCATCGTCGTCGGTTGCGAAATCGTCCTCAGCGCGGGTTCTTCCACCGAGCGGTTCGCCATCGCGAATCTTCTGCAAGTTGTTCAGACCGCAGGCGATACCCTTGTTGCCGTTGGAGTTAAAAGCATAAAAAGAAATAGACGCTCTGCCGTAAACACCGCTGTAAACCTCGCTACGCTCCAGAATAGGATTGCAGTTTGCGTCCACGATACCGGGAGCGGTTGCGGAGTTTGCGTTGATGAAGTAGCTGTTAGCGTATGCTTCATCATCGGGGCGCTCTGTATCGCCGTCACGGAGCGGATTCTTGATTGCGGAAAGCGCAGGAACGGAGCGCCCGTTGCCCTTGAGCTTGGACTCGCCCTCCTTATAAGCTGCTTTGATAGCCACCTTGATTTTCTCGACCGTCTTGGTATCCGCCTTAGGAATGATAAGTGATACGCTGAACTTCGGAGCGCCGCCGTTGATGGACTTTGCTTCCCAGATGTTTGCGTAGCTCCATCTTGTATCGGGTCCTGTGATTACCTTTGTGGGATTGATAAACTTTGGCATATTATTTTTCCTCCTTGAAATCTTCGTTTGCTGTATGGATTGCCGGACGCTTGTCCGACATTGGTACTAAGGTTGGCTTGCCCTGTGGCTTTTCTACAAAACCACCGAGCAATTCGTTGAACTTTTTCTTACCGAGCAGACTGGTCATTGCAGTGATACCAAGAACGCTGTGTTCATATGGGTCAAATCCTGCGGATTTGACGGCTTCAACAACTGCGTTCTCATCTGTGTACTTGCGATTAGAGCGTCCCTCGACTACCTTGAAGCCATCGTATGAAACGCCGCTGAGCGCCTGCCGCAAAGCAAAATCTTTGACATCAGTCACCCAGGATACAAGCTCGTCCGCTTTTGCGAGGATAGCGGCGATTTCGATATCATCAAGGGTTGCAGGCGGTTCAAAATCGTAACGAGCGAGAGCAAGGTTGTATTCTGCGAGTTTTCGGCAGGTCGTTCTGACCTTGCAGAAGCGACAATGTTCACCTGCTTTGAAATCTCCCTTGCCATTAGCAGCAAGCTGCGCTGTCGGGGCGAGAACCTCATTCGCCCAACGGAGAAGTTCTTCCTTGGAAATGGCATACTCGCTGATGTTGTCACGCCTTGGCTGGAATATTGCCATGCTCACTGCGGAGATGTCATATATTCCGTCAAACAGTTCAAGAGCGCCGAGAGCATAAAGCTTCATCTGCGGATTATTCTCTGCGAGGACTTCTACACCCTTGCCATACTTGAAATCTATAACGGAAAGTGTACCGTCAGCCACGATAACACAGTCACCTGTGCCGAACCCCTCCGGAACCCACCGGGAGAAATCCAGTTTCTGTTCGATAAGGACTATGGGGTCATTGCAGGCTACTTTTGCTTTCTCGACCTGCTCATAAACGTATGTAGCGTACTCGACAGCGTAGCGCTCCATCTCCTCGTTGTAGTAGGTGAGGTTTTCTGTTGGGTCGGTGGTTTCTCTGCCGAGCAAGGCTTTCAGCCTGTGTTCGCAGAGAGTGTGAGCGTCCGTGCCCTCCTGCGCATACTCGCTTGATGTATCCGGCAGTTCGGCACAGAGTTTAGCAGACGGCGGACATTCGAGCCAGCGGTGGCTTGATGACGCCGAGAGAATTGCGTGGTTAGTCGGCATTGCCAAGCACCTCCACCTCTGCGAGGACTGCTGCATATTCCTCCGGCTTGATTGCAGACAGCTTGTCCGCACCGCGCTTTGTGATGATTGACTTTACCTCTGCTGTGAACCCGGCGCGGGATTTTTCGGCGCAGACGGCTCTTACTTCTTCAAGGGTAAGTTGCTTCTGTGTCTCTGCTGAATCGGTGTTATGCTCCTGTACCTTGTCGGCAGAGAAGAGCTCGTACAGCCAATTTGCGGTATCATTCAACAATGATGCAGCATCTTGTAGATCTCTGATGGTCTGTTCCACTTCGTTTATTTTGCTCATGATTTGTCGCTCCTTCCATAGATTTTTTCTGCTGTTCAAGCTGAATCAAGTTCCTTACCAGGCGCTTTGAAACAACACTGATTGCCGTAAGCACGCCGATAAGTTCCTTGTCAGCTGCAGATTCGTTGATTTTAGGCTTGTTCATTGGGAAATCTCCTTTCCGAGGTGATTTGTTTTTGCTGTCCTCAATATCCACTGGAGGGATTATGCCAAAGTGGTCCGCAGTCCGAAAAAATATTTTCTCCGGCTACAAAACTGCAACCGGAGAAGTAATTGAAGATGTCAGAAATAGTAATTCTTGAGCTTGTCCCGCAGTTCGTCACGTATCTTTGCCCAGTGCCGTTTGAAAGTTGAGCGCGCCATACCCATAATTTCGGCGGACTCTCTCTCGGAGTGATACATCATCAATTCACAGATGCGTTTTCCCGCTGGGTCAAGACGGTCGAGCTCTCCGTATAACGCCTCAAGTAGTTCTTTTTCAATGATGATTGACTCAATGGTCTGCGAATCGTCAGCTATAGTGTCGCCAAGGGTGAGTTCATCGTTTTCACCACCGATAACGGTGTCGAGAGATACTTTTTTGCCAGCTGTGTAGAACGGGCAACCTGGGCATACACCATCGCATTTCCACAGCTGAGCTTTGGTGCAACTACACTCGCCGTTCTTCCGGACATGATAGCGGGTGTTCCATATTGGACGATAATACTCACGATACAGTTCCTCGCTTACCTCTACAAGTTCTTCGTTGGCAGGGATAAAATACTTTTTGGCTTCTTTTGACATAAAAAATCCTCCGTTGATTGTCTCGAAACGGAGGAATCCTCTATGGTCAGCTGCAAAATGGGCATAACAAAAGCGCCACAGTCCAAACGAAGTTCTCCGTTTCGGATTGCAGCTAACCCGCTCAAAAGACAGCTACGTTATTTACTTGTGCCATCAAACATCGTTGAGCCACCGTTGATCAGACGATGCGTTGCTTGACGGTGAGCAGTTTTATGCCATGCCCAAGGCAATGATGTTTAGTTATCAAAGGCTGGCTTCGATTGCATAAAGTTCCGAAAATACATCTGGCAGATAGGACGGATTTAGGTCTTCGATGCCATGAGCTCCATATCTTTCAAACACGGATTCGGCTACTCTGTTGCCTAGCTCTGTGTTTATTATCAAAACAGACTGTTCGATGCTTGCAATGTAGTTATAATTACTAATGTTAGCCATGATTTGCCTCCTATGTCCGGCTTCTTTCCAGTAGGAAACCTTGGTTTTCCGTCAGACTCACTGGGTTGCCGCTAATCAGACGACTTTTGCCTGTTGGTGCATTCAGAGAAAAAATAAGCAAAATAACAAATATCAATCTAAAAGCATTGATTTTTGTTTGATAGTGTGGTATTATATAATATAAATTAAGATACTTTCGTACATTGTCAGAACTCTCTGAACTGCAATTTAATTATACCGAATCACGGACTAAAAGTATTTGCCACCGTTTTGCCAGTATTTTTCCGTGGCATGAGAAAGGAGAAGACAGAAGATGAATGAATTGAATATATCTTCATACATCCAAATCATGCAGTCGGGATTTAGGACACACGATAAACAGGAATCTGCGGGTGTGTTTCTTCTTAGCTCCATCAATGATCAAGACTATGTCGCCGATCAGGGGTATTGGACTAGTAATCTTAGTTCCAAAAAAATCAGCCGCCTCGTAAGCAGAGACGATCCCGTCCCGGATGGGCTCCGGCAGGCATCAATGCAACAAGTAGTAATTGATAAAACTATTGCGTACTTTAAAAAAGAAATAATGCCGGATTTGAATCCGCATTTGAAGGACGATACGATTGACAAAATCGTAAAGCTGATAGGTGCGGATAAAACCATTCCTGACAGCAAAAGGAAAAGCCTCATGGCATTCCATGAGGCTGGCGATGATGCAACGTTTCTTGCAGAAGTATTCTTATATGCTCTCAACAAGCCAAACAAAAATCAGAACGATACCGTTGAATATCAGGATGCTCCATTGCTTGCTGAGGCAAACTACGAATGTCCACTTTGCCATAATAAGCTAGTGGACACAATAAAGGGACAGGCAGTAAAGAAATATAGAATTACACAGATTTTCCCTGATGGACTTAACGATGAGACAGCGGCAGAATTTGCTACCATCTATCCTGCACCGAATAAACTCGATGCGCCAGATAATTTTATTGTTCTTGATGAAGGATGTGCAGAGCGATACCTTCTGAACCCTACTGCAGAGGAATACAGAAAACTTTATGAAATCAAAATACAACTTGCGAAAAATTATGCGGCGAAATTGGCAGTAAACAGTATGCAGCTTGAAGATGATATTCGAACGGTGCTTGATGCTTTAAATACAATAAGTGATGCGTCAGAACTTGTTGAACTTGAGTATGAGGCTCTACGATTAGACGAGAAATTTGATGCCGAAAACTTCATATTGAAAAACGAGACACAGATGCAGGTAGTGACTTATTATCGATACATAGAGAAGGTATTCTCAAATTCAAATGCTGATTTTGACATGATAGCATCTGAAATTAAAGTTAGTTCCATGAAACTGGAAAAATCTGGGCTATCGCAATCAGATGTCATCAGCCAGTTATCAGAGTGGATACGAAACAAAGCCGGACTCGCAACGAAGAGCCGCTTGGCGTGTAATATTGTTGTGTCCTTTTTTATACAGAACTGCGAGGTGTTTCACAAATGAAAATGCCGAATAAGGTAACGCCTTACAAAGAAAGTAGCATCGCAAAATTCCCGGTGATTCTTGCGTTTCTTGAAAAAGAAGATATGACACCATCGGAACTGTTTTCGAGAGTGAAAAAGGACAAAATACAGAATATTGACGAGTTTGTAGAGATTATAGATTGTCTCTATGCCATGCATAAAATAGAAATCGACGGGGAGGTTCTTCGCTATGTTGGTTGAAGTAAGGTGCGATAAATTTATCAGCAACGGCAAGGTCAGAGAGCCGATTCGTTTTCATGCCGGACTTAACGTTGTCCTCGGAGATGACAATGGTTCAAATTCCATAGGTAAATCCACTTTTCTTATGATTTTGGACTTTGTGTTTGGTGGTACCGACTATATCCAAAAATGCGTTGATGTTCAGGAGAATGTCAAGGAGCATACTATTTGCTTTGCTTTCGATTTCGGCGGGCAGATGTATTACTTTTCTAGAAACACGGTTGACTATAACAATGTTGTGAAATGCAATGCTGAATATCAAGCATTGCCAGAAGAGCCATTATCGCTGCAAAAGTATGGGGAATTTCTTTGCGAACATTATGCCCTGTTAGCCGAGGGGATAACTTGGCGTGGAGCAATCGCAAGGTTTATTCGAGTTTATAAAAGAGACACTTTGGTGAAGTGAACCCCAAAGTTTAGACAAAAATGTATTAAGTATTTTGAGAATGAGTTCGGAAT